CATTCCAGAATGGATTTTCATCACCCCAGTGTTTTACCCGAACTGTGGTCAATGGAAATCAGTAGATGCAGATAGCCGGATTGTCCCATGGCCATAGACAGTCGGGTTTCAACTCCCCCGACCGAGATGGGCAGGACAGTCAAGGCATCTTCACTCTGAGGCCGCTGGGAACGAAGTTTCGCCCAATGTGCAGGAGTCAGTCCGTCAATCATTGGACACCATTCTGTTCACAATCCAATGGGTACCGGCATCTGATGTTTGCGGCAGACTCAACGCTAAAGCTATGACGGCATCTGCATGCGGAACATTGAGGTATTCGGGGTCCAACGGGTAGATGATCAGAAGCCCCTGAGTTGATAACCTAGCCGCGCGCATAGCTTCAGCATCATAGGCACCACTGTCCCGCAGATAGCCCTCCGGACCGCTCGGCAGGTCCACTCCCTCATGGGCAGGATCGGTCAGGATGCCGATACTCTCACTACTAATGCGCTTACGGCGAACAAGGCCGATCTCTCGGTCGCCCAAGATAATTGACCTATTGCTACTTGGCGATGCCACGAAGACGGACCAATCCGTCAACTCATCAACAGCCACGCGGCCCATGATCCAGTCAGATAGGAGATCATTGCGGAATACAACAATGTCTTCGTGGATCATGTATGCCCGCAGGAACGTTGAAACTGCTTCAGGCGCGACATCACGCGCCAACAGCCCACCATGGCGGCGCACCGAAGGTGCGATTTCAGCAATAAATCGGTCAGTCAAAGCAAAATTGGCCTGCAGTTTAACCGGGTCTGTCAAAGGCAACAGTACAGTCTGCGGGTGCTCGCCTGACCAGGAGTCCTGCACAGTCAGCGCTGTTCCGGACTTGTTTCGTGCCGTCAACAGAAGATCGCTGTGTGCACGGAGCCGAATGGCCATCTGCTCCGGTTTGCGTCCGGCGCGGGCCAGTGCAATTATGGAGTCGCGCAGTGACTGCTCGACCAGGGCAAGCTCGGAAAACCATCGGGCGATGCCATCGGTTGTCCATATGCGTATGAGATCTTCATAACCACGTCGAAAACCGTACCAACGAGCCATCTGCAGCAAGGTGTCACACATGGAGGCGGTTCGCAGAAAGTAGGAAACTGTCAGACCCTCCAGCGTCAAGCCTCGGGAGAGCCGGTTGCCGCCCACAGCAACAATGTGCCGCCCTGGCTTTTCCTCATATTCCAGGTTCTCGCCGGTAACGCTGTTGAGTTCGAGAACCACCAACTCCCGAAGTACTGTTATTGATGCATCCAAAACGGCCTCATCGTCAGCGGGGGGGGCGATGTCAGACTTCATTTTGTTCCACACTGCGCTGAAGAGCACATCGAGCCGTTGGCCCTGGCGCTCGGCCTCACGCCATAGATCAAGATGTGAACGGATGGCATCGGCTATGCGCCTCTGATCATCTGTTTTTTGGCTCACGTGTACCAGCATCGTGTGGGATTTTCCGGCAAAACCACGTAGAATCCTGACGCCACCGGCTAGGCAGAAGAATATCAGAGCATCAGTCATAGAATCTGGCAACCTGTCATCAGCCAGCCCCAGTATGATCTCAGCTTTCCGACGCCTGCGGGTTCCCCGCAATGCCGTGACATCTTGCGTAGGTACTGTCTGAAGCACATCGCGTCCCTGGGCAGAGGAACCAAACAATTCCTCGGTTCCGGTGTAACCTCTCGGGCGGGGCAACTGGAGGACAAAATCCTTTGGAAATAGGTCGTCACCAACATGGCGATCTACAGAATCAGGATTAATTAGAATGTTGGCGAAAGGGGTGGCTGTGTATGCAATGTAGGCTGCTTTCTTCGTCCGGTTCAAAATAGAACGAATCAGAGCATTGGTTCTGGATGGTGCCAAGTTTTCATCGTTGTCGTTGTCATCGCCCACAGTTGGGTCAAGCGGTCTGTTTCCCTTAGTATTGATGGACGCTTGGTCAGCCTCGTCATCGATAATTAGAACCGGCATATTAACAAGATGCTGCTGTGCAGAATCCAACCAGCGGTCTAGTTTATGAAGCACAGCAACATTTTTTTTTGCGACTGCAAGGAACAGCATCGGGGATCTGAGGATGTGTACATCCTGCTCCTTAAAATCCTCGGTAAGCGAAGTAAGTAGAGTCCATTTCTCCAGGTTCTCTGCCGCCGATATTCCAATAGTCTGATTTCCTATTAACTCCCGTTCCAACCGATTCTGAGTCTGACTACGAAGAGAGTCATGGATACCGGACAGTACGATCACCATCCGGTAGCCTGCATCTACAGCACGTGCGGCCACGGCTGTATAGTTAGCAGTTTTCCCACTCTGAACATAACCTACGACAAGTCCTCGCCCCTGGAACGAATGGTTCTGAAGCGGGTCTGGGAGATGCCGCAAGACCCGGAGGGACTCGTAGGCAACTGAATCTACTTGCTGAGCCTCCCATTTAGGATCGGATTGCAACAACGCCTCCAGACGGCCCCAATTGCACCATGCATCTGGAGAGAGGCGATCCGTCCAATTTGGTTTTGGTGGAACTGCTCCGACGATACGAACTGTTTCCATCAGTCGTCTCTTTTGGGTATCAGTTGCTTCTGGGTTTTCACGTCATCCAGGCCTCCGAGGAAGTCCGCCAAATACGCAATCGCATGAGGGTCCGAGCGGATTTGCCTCACCAGAGCTGAGAGACTCGGGCTTAGCTCGCTGACCTGAATGTCTATTGAGCCGGTCATCCCTTTCGTCACTTTCCACACAAATTTGTCTGTCTTGACTTCCTTTATTCCTATTTGCGGCGCGGATACAGAAGATGCCCCCGCTGGTTTGTTTGGAGTCGGAGTTGCTCCGGGACCACTCCCAGCGGGGATGACACCTCCAACTCCACTCACTGAGTGAGGGGGAATGGACGGATGTGTTGCGGGCGTTTTTCGTGGTTTGCGGTACTTTCGTTGACTGTCTTTTCGGGCAACAGTGGCGAGAGTCTTGATTTCTGCCTGGAGCTGCATTGGAAGCTGAACAATTTGCTTGCTGATATTGATCTTAAAAGCATCATCCAACGCCTTGTCAAAATTGACAATTACCCGCGCCAGCTTAGTTTTTTCATCATTAGTTTTCCACATCTGATGCCAACCACCCCATTTAATTAGGCGGTCGTGGCGGTATATGAAAAGTCCCTGGGCATCATTCCAATTTCCATGCAGGCTGATCAGGTCGCGTGCCCGACGGGAAGCATCAGGGCCTTCTTGCCCGTGATGTGCGGCGATTTCATCCTCAGTCGGTAGCAGGAAAGCTTGCACAAACACCTTACCGTCCTCTGATTCTGTAGGGATGCGGACGGTCTTCGCGTCGTAGGCAGAGGCTAACGGGTGCCCGACGGGATTGTTTGGCTCGACACGGTTGCCGTTAATTGTGATGGAGACTCTCTTTCGCCCAACGGCTTTTCCTTCTAGGAAACGGTGGAAAACCAATGCGAGATGACGATCAAGAAGCATGACTTCATATGAATACGGATCCAGTCCTCGGGCTGCCAGCATATTTTGCGGTGGACGCATGTCCTTCCAGAGAACGACTGTCCCGTTAGTTCCAAGGTTCGTCGCTTCCTGCTCCCATGGCTCTAAAGGGTCAGATATGGCAATTCATCCTTCCATGTTGTCGACATCCCAGCTCAGATGGTGCACCTTCTCACCCTCACATTTGGTCACAACCGTGAAGACCTTTGCCTGTGACCAGGAAGCACCTTTGAGACCATAGCCATACTTACCCAAGCTGTTGTCGTCGTACACGGAATCGCTGCCTATTCGCATGGCTTCAGCCAGTTTTCCTGGATCCATGCCACAGCCGTTGTCAGCAATACTCATCCACCGGCCGTGTCCTCCGTCTGGACGTCCGAAGGTAATGGAAATCTCAGTTGCATCAGCGCTTATCGCATTATCAACTAGATCGGCGACTGCTGATGGCATCGTGTGCCCAACTGCGGCCAGAATTTTTACGAGCCGAGCAGGATTGGGGGCCAGTTCCACACCGTTGTTCAATCCAGCTTTGATAAAATTCGTAGTAGACATAGCCCCTTCCTTTTTAGGTGCAGAGAAAAGATCGGGTCTGGCATCACCCAGTATCTGCCAAGTCCGCGAACCCTCTTCGTCATGCAGAGCAACCATTGCGGACTTCACAAGCCCACTGCTTTCGCCATCGGCCAAGATAGCCTTGGTCACGTGGTCATTCGCCGGAAATATTGCCCAAGCACCAGATGCTGGATTCATTCCAGCTTCAATCTCCATGGCAAACAGGCAGCCTGGAGCCACGAAGTGATAGCACTTATCTTTTGGACAGTTACCTTCAAGGCGCCAGTTTTTTTCCTGGCGCTTCAGCCACTGCCTAGCCATGCGTACCCCACTGTCAGTGTCATACAGCAAGTCCATTTCAATGCGATCAGAGTCCTTAGCTGCGGGGAAGACACGATCGACCACATCCCAGTCAAAATTCACGGCTCTTTGCTTGGACCCTTCCTTTCCCTGTCGGCGGTACTCGTGAAACATTCCGAGTTCGCTGTGGGTAAGTATTCGCAATATCAGGAAGCGCATTTCTTCTTTTCACTCCTTCTTGTAACTTCTGTATCTAAATTTTTCACTCCCAGCAGTTTCCTTCGAATATCCGGGATTGACTGGCAACCAATCATTGTCCGCATTTCCATCGCGATGGCGTAGGCGACTAGTGGAGGGACTGCATTGCCAATCTGTTTGAACGCCGGGTTCATACTGCCACGGAGGACAAACCCGTCAGGAAAAGACTGCAGCCTTGCCGCCTCCCGGACAGAAATAGTTCTAGCCTGCTCACTGTCAAAATGGATATGACTGTAAGAGTCCTTTCCGAGGTGCGCCATCAGTGTGCGAACAGGCTTGTCCCTGTAGAGCTTCCACCATTTGTTTGGAAACTTTCCGGGATCATATGGCAATGTCCAGTCCTTAATGAACGCCTGCATTTCGGCAGCGCCAGCATGCTTGTTTTCCCCCGTTCGCCAACGTTTCTCCATCAGTTGCTTTCGTTTCTCCTCTACAAACCGCCAAACCTCAGGATACTCCCAGCCTTCCTCCATCATGCGGAAGATCTTGTAGTCACGGGGAAGGTAGCGGATGACGTGCCCGGTCGTGTAATCTCCAGCACTAAATTCCGGCCACTGCCTCATTAATCGGGACCACGCAGTTGTCGGATTGTTTGAGGCATAGAACGCGGGATCGGCCGGATCCTTGCGCCCGCGTGCGATTTCCCCTTTTTTAAGTAGATTCAGGGCATAAATCGGAGGTAGATCAGCAAGTGCTTCACCCGCTGTAGTTGTAGGAGGAAGACAATCCTCTTCGGACGGGTCACTGATCCAGCAGTGACTATGCTTATTAAGGCCTGTAAGCCTGGGAATCAGTTTCCGAGCCGTCGCACGTGCACCAGCGTATCCTGCAGGGAGTACTGTAAAGTGGGTAGGCTTCGGAAAAACAACATCTACGTCCAGGCTTTCATGGACCCCGATCAGAAACATGCGCTCCCGTGTCTGGGGTACGCCAACCCATGATGCATTGAGCAGGGTATAGCGGACTAGGTAGCCTTCTTTCCGAAGGTGCTCAGCTACTGTTTCAGCGACATTTTTCCCCCCGTGGTTGAGGATATCTGGGACATTCTCCATCAATAGGGCGAGTGGTTTTGTCGCACGGACATAATGCAAATAGCGCTGCCAAAGATTGACCCTGCCATCTACCAGGAATGCCCTGTCTGCATCATCCTCATCACGGCGATGGGCCTCATGACGAAGCTTTGCTCGGCCGACGCGGGCAAATGCCTGGCATGGCGGCCCCCCTACGAGCACGTCCACCTGCTCATCGACTGGGCCATTGATGCCAAGATCCCGAAAAATCGAATCGGGGTCTTCCAGCGTTATATCACGTGCTTTGAAATGCGACTGTTTATTCCTTCCATGGCTAATTGCAGCGAAATTGGCTCCGTGGGACTCCGCTGCCCAACGATCCAACTCAACAGATGCGGCAAGCTCAAAACCTGCCGTCGCAAAGCCCAAGGATATGCCGCCGCACCCGGCAAAAAGATCCATAAATCTTGGCGGGCTACCACCTCTCAGGCGTGCTGTTTTATTGCGAATTGCTTTAGGTGTAGCCATTGATCGAAGCTTCCTTCAGTGTCGTTGACAGAACCAAAAAGAACACCGCCGAGTTAGAAGTGAACATGATTCAATTTCCCTTGCCGTGTCATCCTGGAACAAAAATTATCGAATGTTGCCAGCGCCAGCTTCGACGGCACCGTCTTGCCGTTCTCCCAGCGGTTGACCGTGGCGAAGCTCACCCCGAGGGCGTGGGCCAATTCCTCCTGGGAGAGCGCCAGCTGCCGCCGCACCTCCTTGACCGTGGCCGGAAAGTTTTCTGGTTGGCGGATCATGGCCATTTGACATCTCCCGCTGATTGGACGAGGCGCAGCAGGCCGGGCGCGACGTTCCACTGGTGGCCGTCGTCGGTGGCGACGCTGATGGTCTTCTTGTTGAGGCGCAGCACCATGCCTTCCAGCATCCGGCCGTCCGGGGCCTGAAAGCCGACCCGGTCGCCCTTGGTGAAGCTGGTCATCAGCGTGGTGGCGCGGGCCTGGGAGATGAGCTTGAGCCGCTCGACGATGAGCCGGTTGAGAAAGAGCAGATCTTCTTCGTTCAACCGCTTGATCGCCTCGACGGCGGAGACGCGATCAACGATCTTGACGCTGCCGGGTTTCATGACTGCGCCTCGTCTTTCAACGCCTTGAGCAGCGGCAGCAGTTCGGGCACATCATCCCGGATGATGCTCCACAGGGTGTCGTCGTCGATACCGAGGTAGCCATGAATCAGGCGGTTGCGGGTGGCGATGATCATCCGCCAGGGGATTTCCCGATGGGCGGCGCGGATTTCGTCCGGGATATGGGTGGCGGCTTCGCCGATCAGTTCCAGGTTGCGCAGGATGGCATCGTAAGTCAGTCCGCTGGCTACGAAACCAGCCTGGTCAAGCCCTTCGGTGTAGGAGAGAACCTTCCCGGCGAAGTCGATCATGTCGTCGAGGTAGAAGCGCCATTCGCGCTGGCTGGCATCAGACATTGACCCGCTCCTGTTCAATATAGGGGCGCAGCTCCGGCCGAAGGGCTTTTTCGGTGACCAGATCAACCGGACAGCCGAGCAGGTCCTCCAGGTAGAACTGCACGCCGAAATAACGCTTGGAGGTGGCCGGACCGTCGAAGGCCACCAGCACATCGACATCACTGCCGCTGCTTGCCGTGTCACGGGCAGTGGAGCCGAACAGGGCCAGCCGGGTCACGCCGAAGCGGGCCTGCAGCTCCGGCTTGCTGCGGCTCAGCAGGTCAAGGGCACGTTGTCTGTTCATCGCTCAGCCTCCCAAGGCGGATTCATCTTCCGGGCTTTCGCGCACCCGAAACCACCGGGCGCTCGAAGGCCATTCCAAACTACCCGACAATATAACATCTGCTATGCCGCGTGCAACTCAAAATTCGAGGGAGTTTCGACAGTTTTGAAACCGCGCCGGTAAGTAAGGGCATAAACCACAACGAGGAGCGACCAACCATGGACATCAACGACCTGTTTGACGGAATCATGAAGAGTATCAACCAGTTTGCCGACGAAATTGCCGAGCAGCGGTTGCAGGAAAAAATGCAGGACACCGGACGAGGGCAGGAGTTTGGGGGTAAGAATGCAGAGAATTTTGAGGCGAAAGAGAGGCGGGGTGTGATGAATTTCCCGAAAATGGATTGATCGGGGCGGCAGCGCTGACACCCTGAAAGCGACACAAGTCGCTGACAATACGCAAAAAAACCCCTCCACCAACCGGATGCGGTTAGTGGACGGGTCTGTCTTTTTCAAAATGGTGGAGGCGGCGGGAGTTGAACCAGCGTTTCGCAACATAAATATTTAAAATACTTGATAAAATTGTGTTGCTACAACACAATTGCAACACAGCAAAGAGATCAGCATGGGTAAATTGGAATTGATAGCCTGGACGATGAGTGGAGTTCTTTTACTTGCTTTTGCTATCACAGGGTATTGGATTTCAAAAAATGACGCTGCTAAAGACGCATTTGTCAGGGGTTTTATCGCAGGGGCTGCGGCAGAACCGGTAAAATTACCGGTATCCGTCGGATGCGGACATTGGTATGTCATAAAAAAAAGCGACATCAACCCGGATACCGGTACGATTGATAAGATTTATATAATCAAATAGACACGGCAGCCATTTATTTTTTGTGCCGGAAACTTCTCCCCATCTCAAAAAGCTCCGCCGAAGTATAGCTCATCAGCCCTGTCAAATACCGTCCGTAATCCTCCGGTGAATAGTCACTTGCCAGCTGTTTTCGGATTGTCGTATGGAACAACCCTACGGCCTCAGGCCCCAGCCCGACAATTTTTTGTGCCTTGAGAATCTCTCCATCCAGCAGAAAAAATGTCAGCAGGTTTTTTACTCGTCCGTTTTCAGGTGTCAGAAAAGCCTCGATTCGGTCAGCCGGAACAATTCTGGCATCGAAGTTCACGTCGATCATATTGAATGGCGGCGGAAAATCGAAGACCCATATTGGAATAGGCACAGGCAGACCGGAATCAAGGAAAGAATACCGATCAAAAGATTTTTGAAACGCCTTTTTCTCTTTAGCCGTCAGCCCTGGAAACTGGCAGAAAACGTACCAGCCGCCGCCGAGCCCGATCTCCATCACGACACCTTCGGCTTTTGGGCAGACTCCTGGAAAGGGCTTACCAACTTCATACTTTATCATTTTTCCACCTTCTTTATCGGCCGCCCCCGTCCATCCGGTCGGTTTCGAATGTAGTTGACTGCAGTTTCGAACAACACTAAAGACCTCCCAATTAATTTAGCGTGGCCGTTTTTGATCAGCTCTTTACCGAGGCGGCGGACCCAGAAAGTCGTCACCCCAAGTTTTTTTGCCACGTCTGCCACGGAAAATATTCTTACTTCACAATGGCAGACGAATACTTCACCGCATTTAGGGCATTTTGTTTTTTGCACTTTCACTCCCATCGACGATCTTCTTCCAAGGTTTCCCCATTGTGTTGTGCCCCGCCGGAGCGGGGCTTGCTCAGGTGTATTGGTCAATCCTGTTCGAGCGATTGCTCGAACTCGTCCATTTCCCTGTAGCGCTGGATTCGTTTCAGTGCACGCCGGTCGGCGCGGGCGATCGCTCGCCTCACCCATGCCGCGGCCTTTGCCTTTGTCTCAAAATATCCAATAAGGTCATGGTGGAACTGTCCTGCCTGCCGATACTCGTATTGTACCCGGTAGGCTTGCTCCGGGCGAATACTAAATCCAAGGCGTTTACGCTCCTCTGGGGCTATCCAATCTATGCGGTAATCACTAATATAATCAACCATTTTTGGATCTCCTTTTATTATGCCCCGCCGGAGCGGGGCGAGCTGTTTGTTATGTTCGATAAAAGGTTGTCTTTTCGGCCCTGGGGCCGTCTCCAAGAACCAGTGCCGGCAATACCGGCAGACGCCCCGTAGGGCGTTTCGGCCTGGGTTAGATGGTCTCAGCCCGCAAAGCCGCGAACTCGTCATCAGACAGTTCATCCACCTGGACTACAAGACGTTTTAATGCCGTATCCCAATCGCGATAATCGAGTTCCTCATCCTCGAGGATGTCGTCCTCACCAAAGAGGTATATTGCCGCAACGGGGACACCGTTAACGTGGCCGTAGCCGATCCACTCCTCACTGTAGTCATGGTCATAAGACCCGTCTAAAACTCTTCCAGATGGTTCTGGGTTTTCGGTTGATTCATAATTGTCAAAACCATCGATGATCAGCCACTGCCCGAGATTCATTTCGTATTTTACGTTCATTTTTTCTCCTTTCGTTTTGCTACGCCTGAGCGTGCCGGCCGTGTGTATGTGAATGTCTATTTGCCCTGTTCTACTAATCTTGCAAATTCGCCCATTTTTTTGTCGCGCTGGATTAGTTTCAGCGCATGCAGTTCGGCGCGGGCAATTCTTCGTTTAACAAAAGTCTCGGCTTCTGATTTACTCTCAAAACAGTTGATACGTTTTAGAGGTTCCCCGCCACCACAGTCATACCACACTATGTAAATTTGCCCAGGCCAAATACTATGGCCCAGCTCCTGCTCATCCGACGTTACTCGTTCTATTCTGTAATCACCGATAGAGATGGTTTTCATGGTCGCTCCTTTTTGAATGGTTGTTACTCCCTGTGTTGTGCCCCGCCGGAGCGGGGCAATTGGTGTGATTAGCGCCGGTCTACTTCGATCTCGACCACATGTCCGGCGGCTTTGGCCTTTTCGATTCCGGCGTCGAGTTGCGCCGGAGTGAGTATCCCCGAGACTCCGTCAATCCGAACTTCGCCGTTCTGATTTTCAATGAACCTTCGGGTGACCCCTTGTATCGTTACTTTGACCACCCTGGTGTCAATCTCGTATTTCGTCTTCATGATTTTTCTCCTTGTTTGATGTTGGTTTTCATCCGATCTTGATTAAATTAATACACCAGATGAAACTAATTGTCAAGAAAAAAAATGCACTAAAAGAAACTTTTTATTTAACCAAAAAGAAAGAGCCCCACCTGGCTTTAAACCAAATGGGGCTCTTCCATTACTATATCTATTTTTTAATTACGGAATAGGCTGCCGCTCACCATCAGCTGCCGAATTGTAGTTCCAGCATGCCCATACCAGTGCGACCAGCCACCCGATGCCGGTCCACCCTCCAAAAACGGTCATGGCGACGATCGCTCCTCTTTGCGGATGATTTCTTGTCGCGGCGATGATCCACGGCAGGAGCCCGAGCGCAATAACAAGCAAAGCATATCCGGCGGAAATATCCAATCCAAACATGTTGCCCTCCTTTTTTTTGTTGTTGAAAGACAACTCAACCATGCCTGGATCCGGAGGTCAAGTTTTTTTTGGATCACTCCACCCATCCAGTGCTGATACAACCACACTGCCGGCACTTCGCACCATCTTGCGTTAAGAAGAACAAAACATCACCGCAACAGCACCGCCAGCAAGGCTCAGTTTCGTCAATAATGTTGTTTGGATCGCTTTTGCACAAGTCATATCTTTTAAATTCAGAAGCACTTCTTCCAGGAAATTTGATGATCATACACCCTCGTCTTTCCACTCGTCCGAGAACCTGACCACCCTGTCGGCGTACCACTGGTGGATATACCCGCCGGTCTTTCTATCCTTGACAGGGCTTCCGGTATTGTATGCGATAAGACCAAGCCATAAACCGTATCGCCTGATCTTTGCAGCAAGGTGCCCGCACCCGTAATCGAGTTGCGTTTCCGGGCGGCCGAAGATCTCGGAAAGCCATCCGCGGTATCCCATCTCGCGATAAACGGCACCCATCACTTGCATCAGGCCGATGCTCGTGCTCTGCATGGCAATTTCGGTATCGAGCGAGCAGATGGTAGGCTTTACCTCATCCGGGCGATACAGCCACCGATAGCAACGTTCGTACCGGCATGCGTATGGGCACATCATACTTTCCTGCATGCAGACGCCATAGACGATAGCAGGATCGAGCCCGTGCTTTTTAGCCGAATCCTTGATCAGCGACCTTATTTCCATTGCTTTGAACCATCTTTATTGTAAACGATCTTTCGCTTCCCCGGAGCGATGATTTCAATTTCAATCCCGTCTTGCATTACGGCATCCGCCGCAGGATCGGCTGTATCAACCGGGTAACCGTCGGCCAAGACGATTGTCCCTGTAGGCAAATCCTTGAGCTTCAATATTTTCTTTCCGCCATCGATGCCCGGCTCCCATTCCACTCTCTTTTTCACCGACTTTTCTTCCATGTCGTAAAAAAACCGGTCGAGGTCCACCACCGTTTTTGTCTCGACAGCACCGGTCACATCGGGGCACTGCTCCGGCATGCAGAAACTGTGGTGGATATTTCCGTGTTCGTCAAATTCTATTCCATATCTCATATCGCTGCCTATATCCAAGAGTAATTAACAGTCCCGGGAGAAAATACCGTTCCGTTTCCATCAGTGATTTCGTGAGTGAAGGTAAAGGAATTCATGGTCTGCTCGGTAATTACGCCACCATGCGAAAGCGTTATGAGCGCATATCTCCCCATGTTGTGGTTAACGGTATGCCAGATGTTATTTGGCGACGACAGCGCGACAGACCCGTAAGCCACGCCGACCTTCCCATAATTGAACCCGGCGACATCGGATACGTTCGCATTTTCGACCACCTGCCCAGTCAAGTACAGCCGGCCGTTCTGGCTGTTGAAGTAAACTCCATGCTGGCCTGCCGGCGGCGGCCAGTTGACAGCAAACATGGTCCGGCCGTAATCGCCGTCATAATATAGGGACGACACAGCGCCGTTTGGCTGGACGATATTTAACCCGTAATTGTCGGATCCGAGGTTGCCAATAAAAATCCTATCGCCGAGGGCAATAGTCCCGCCGGTCACGTATCCCAGATCGGCGCGAATGGCCGATAGGGTGATGGCATTCAGCCGGTCCACCTGAATGGAACCCACCGCGATGTGGTCTCCTGTGAGCGTCAGGAATGCGACATGGTCGCCGGTGATATTCCTGGCGCGGACCTTCGTAGTCGTGACGGCTCCGTCTTTGATAACGGTTTCATCGGCCGCACCTACCGACAACTCTCTTGTCGTAACGGCGTCGACAACCAGCGCCCGCCCCCTGATCGACCCGTCAACGGCCAAATCGCCATTGATGCCTACCTTCGAAATCCCTCCGATAGATCCAACGACAAAAGGCGCGTCTATCTGGGTTGGATTGCTCGGGTTGACGATGACAAACCTGTCCGTTCGGATGATAAACTCGCTTCGGACGCCATAAGGCACCAAACGCCAGTAAGACGTGTTTTCAGGGCTATATGAGTCCCCCACGGGGACGTTCCCCATTGCTGCGTATGCTTGGCTGTTGTACCACACAACCTGTCCATCGGAGTATGTGTCTGAGTTTTTCCAGACAGGATACAAAATCGACCCAACGCCTACGACGTGTCCATTTTCAGAAGTCTTGATCCCCCATCCGTTTTCAAGCTCGAGAACCTGCGTCTGCATCTCACCGGTATCGTTTACTTGCGCCGACAGTTCCGCCGACAATTGGCTTGCCGTAAGGCTTCCCGTCAGCACGTCGAGGACCTGAGTCGGGTCGTTCCCCGGTACCTGTCGTACGCCGCCATCGTAGGCTTGTGGGAACCATTCCGAGTACAGCCCGCGCACGTTTCTGGACCGGATCCAATAATAATGATAGACATCCCGGTAGAGGTCCACGTGTGTCGCGTGGCCGCTCTTCACTGTCGCGACCAGCTCGGCCGCGTTCCGGTCATTGACTGTCGAATGCCATATCTCAACACCGTCGATCCCGGCGCCGACGGGGTAGGTGAAATTGAGGTGGATGCAAAACAGCCCGCCGACGGCCGTGAGGTTCGCCGGTGCAAGAGGCGGGACTGTATCCCCCAACACCGTGACGGGCCAGGCCAGTTTCCATGTAGAGATTTCAACGCTGTTCGTCGTATATAAATTGGTATATGGTTTTACGACGACATGATATGTTCCCGGCGAAACGTTTTGAATCCGGAACCGCCCGTCGAAAGACTCGCCCGCCACAATCCACGTCACCCCGGCATCGGCGGAATACCATACCTGGTACCTCGTTACACTCGCTGTTGAGTTGGCCGGCATCCCGACAAGGCCAAAGTCGACGACGATATCAGACCTCCTGGCGACGCCATCAAGGACCAACTCCTCTCGCACCTGAACGTCTGTCACGAACGGCGGAATATTCGCGTTTCCGGTGCCCTGCGTGACGAACGATTCGCCGACGATCGGCCTGTTGTTGTAATCGGATACCGCCCCGTCCACGTCGTATGTGGCGACGACTCCAAGGGCACTGTACGACTGATCATAAACATCGACGTTCGGGTCCTCGTTGAATACTGAGATATTGTACTCGGCGGCCTCGATATTGAAATTCATGTCGTCCCGGTTCGTAATCGACATCACCCGGAAGGGCTTCCCTTCCTTGTCGACCTCGCCGAAATGCCAGATATCCCCCTCCTCGAGTCCTGCCGTTCCGGTAGCCGTTGTGATTTCGGAGACCGTTTCCGTTTGCGCCGCAACAAACTGGTTGATCATGGGCACATTGTCGCGGCGGCGGATCCTGAGACGGTATTCGACCCCAGCAACAAGCGGAACCTCCCGGTCGAGCTTCACTACCGGATCGGAAACCGAAACGACGTTGCCGCTGAAACCGTATTGCGGAACGTCGTGCTGAAACAAAATTAGGTCGCCAGGCTCACACATGACAGCCTGGATCGACGCGCCGAATTTAATGGACCGCCTGGTCCCTTGCGGCTTCTTCAACGCAAAAACGGCCTCACGCTTGGCCCTTGCCGTATCACAAATTCCATACATGTTGATCTGGCTGGAATTGACCGGCTCGTTTACCCGGTCCTTGTCGATCGCAACAATCGTCGTCCGGTTCCAGTCGTCTCCGGCGTCGAGGACTTGGACCTCGACCTGGTTCGGAATGTCATTCCATCCGATATAGGTTTCCTCGAACGAATCCTTGAGAATGTTTCCCATGCCGAACACTTGGGCATAGTCACTCTCGATCCGCTCCGGAACGAACTTGATTTTGTTCCCCTGCCAGAAATGCATCACCCGGCAGGAAGAGCAAATTTTCTCGATGATCTCCGACACCTTTTGCGCCGCGTCGATAACGATATCGAATTCGTAGCGCTTCTGCTGGATTGTCTCCATCATGCCGTTTTTGGGGTTGTATTCTTGGTGCGTCACGATCTCGTCCGCCCAATTCGCGAAGGTAATCAGGCTTGGCATGTCGATATTGTTCTCGTCGATGCCGAGCCGGCCAAGGCCGTAGCGCTTGTTGGTGATCAAATCATAAATTTGATTTGCCGGGTTTCTGTACGTGTTCGGATCATAAATCCGGGTTCTCACGTCCAGGACGCGGACGCCTTTCAAAATCGCCGTGAAGGTCGGCATCATACCGGAAAGCTTGTCGGTCGCCTTGATCCGAACGCCGTAGAGCGACGTGTTGATGTAAGCGCACTGCGAGCGCTCATATTCCGTCACGGAATCCAGGATGGTGTCTCCTGCCCGCATCGGGTCGCTATCGTAATTTTCACTCGTCCTCGTGATCCGGATCAGGTATTGACCACGCGGCAGGCCGGCCCAATTGAAATCAATAATCATGTCGTGGACCGTCGCCGCCCTGGTCCTGCCGTGAATCGCCTGCGTACCGATCTCGCCCCAGACACCAGGCGAATCAACATGCGCCCATTCGTATTTCAGATAGACGTAGGATTCCTGCATGTCCTGCCCGGACATGGTAAAGATCGCCGGCACGTTGATGCTGACCTTGAGCATGTCGACATCGTTATATGTCTTGTAAATATACGGCGTGTTTTGCGTCAGCCGCACCGTGCTCATAATTTTGTAGTGCCTGGCGACCTTGGAAAAATTTGGAATCGGCGATTGGTTGATTTCTCCCGTGCGTTCCCACGTTTGAATGCCACCGCCGTAGTTGGTAAGCTCGTTGTTGTCGATCTTGATCGAGTCCGGCTCGAGGCCCCATACCGGCCCCTCGGACGTCGCGAACAATGCGTTGAGATACTGCCTTGGCTGGTAGCCGTCCTCCTCGCCATCAACGAACGCCTCGACGATGGCTCCCCCGATCTTGTGCCTTCCGTAAACAATCGGCACTGGGTTGCCTTCGCCAACGATATTTTTGATGCCGTCCCATGAGTACGTCTGCGACTGATCGAACCCTTCAGCCTTGCCGATCTCGAGCGACGGCGCGAAAATCGAGCTAACGACGTACCCTATGGCGGCGCTGATCAAGGCCATGGCAACAAACTTGCCCGCGGCTACCCAGAACGCGGACGATCCAAGATAGGCTACCAGGGGCGCTGCAAACGCCTCAAGATCGTTGGTGAAGATCACCTCGTCGGCTTCGGCCGGGACATAATCCCAATCCCTGCCGGCGCCGTTCACGATCGGAACCCAGGCTCCGCGATCGCCGATGAGCTGCTCGTCGAACAACTCCCCAGTGGTTTTTCTGAACCACGCCTGATACCCTTCTTTAGATACCTGTTTCTCAAAAATGTTCGGAACGATTTTGATGATCAATGGGCAAGATCCTTGTGGCGGTAAGTTCCTACGACATATTTTTTCCAGCGGGAAAGCCTCTGGGCGCTCACGCCGGCGGATGCTGTCATGTGAATGAAGTGCTCTGGCCCCGTGGCAATGGCAATATGATTCGGCGTTTCGGAGCAGTGCAGTGTCCGCAACACCAGAATGTCATGCTTTTCGAGGGCTCCATCTGTTTTTCGGAACATGACGGAAAGACCAGGATAGGCTCCTCGGTAGGTATCGCTATTCTCGTCGGCTGGGGTCCCGTGGTAATCCGGTAAGATGATTCCTAGTTCCGTTTTATACCAGAGAAGGACGAAGCCGAAGCAATCCGTCCCGGAAAAACCACGCCCTTTGCGGCGATACGGAATTTTGTAATAATCCTCGATCAGAAATAAAACCTCGTTGACGGAATCCCCGGGAATCCTCCGAAATTAATGGTGTTGAACTTCGCGCGGCACGCCTCCCACGATAGTGCGCAATCCGTATCCGGGCCGCTATACTTGCAATTTGCGTCCCGAAACTGCCAAGTGCAGAACTTCGAACGGAGCGTACGGCCGGGAATCGATTTGAGCAGGAAATCAAATCCGAGCGAGAGCGTGAAATCGATCTGTCCTTTCTTCGCCTTCGCGCCGGTAGCGACGAAGGTAATATCCGATATCACTTCGACTGCCCCGGTGATCAGCGTGATCGCCCGGAATTTCTGCCCGATCACCGTTTGGTCCTCTATCAGCCGTTGAACCATCCGGTCTTCGTCCACGTTTCCGATCGTGAGCGTTACCGGGTTGATCTTGCCATCCGATCCGTGGGTGATATCCCCAAGCTTGAAAACGCCCGGAACGAACGTGTGCCCTTCAAAAGTCGTTTCGAGTTTGTCGTCAGTGACCATCAGAGGGTTTGAGATTTGCACCCAAACGCCGTCATGTGGCGGCGCAACACCGCTGGCCCTTACGACAGCCGAATATGTACCGCCGCCATACGATGCGATGTCCCCGGGAAGATAAACGGTAGAATCCACGTATGGCTTAGCGATGTAATGGATCTCGAGCAGCTTTTTCAGGCTGACAGACCGGCTGTTTGCGGCATAGATCGCCTGCGGCGTCATCTGTTTCATCGGTTTTCAATCTCCACGTCGCACTTGTAAAAACCCGCCTTGATCGTTTCGTGCTCGATCTTGTCGCTTGCAAAAAATACCGGAGTCGGGACCCCCCCGTTGATCCTTGCGTCCGTAACTACAAATTGGCGAAACTGCCCCAGCTGGCCGGAGAAGAAGAACATCAGGAGGTCGAATTCGGCCTGGTTCATGAGCCCCCACGACAGTTTCCAACCGCGCTTCCCGAGGTGGTCGTTTGCAAAGCGCTGGTCGTACTGGTTTTCGAACTCAACGACGGTCGTTTTGTAAGCAAGAGATACACTCTTTACCCGGTCGGGCTTCAATGCGGCTGGAAAAGTGTCCATGTTCCGGCTCTCCTGTATGAAAAATTTGTTCCACGTGGAACATTACGCGTATGTTTTGATATTCCGGATGGTGGCCCCGCCGGTAACGATATCGCCGTTGACGATCTCCAAAATCATCTCGCGCATGGCCGGGAGTGCCTTCCGAACGCCGGACTCGTCACTGTTGTTGATGTTTACGGTCATGCTCACCGGTCCTCGTCCGCCGCCGTTTCCAAGATACGACTTCAAATCCTCATTGGTCTTCGCGTCCACAACGCGCTCACCCTTGTCGAGGAGCCACGTGCCCTCTTGCGGGATTGTCGTCATGCCGTCATGGGCCATACCGGCAAGCCCTGATCCGGCGATGAAGCTTCCCATAAGTGCCGCGTTAGCGGTCGCAATGCCAGCCGCCTGCCAGTGCCCTGAGGCTTTTCCATCTCCCGTCACCAAAGATCCGATCGCAAGGGCGCTGTGTTTTGCCGCCTCCATCAAAAGCTCGGCCGTGTTCTTGGCCGCGATCAATTTCAACTGGTTGACGAACGCACGGCCGAGATCGGCCAGCGTCATCTTGCCGCCATCGGCAACCGCCGTGAAGAAGTTCGCCAGTGTACTGTCGAGCCCATCGAAGGCTTGGCTGAACAGTTCCGTCATGGTAAGCGCTTTCGGCGCGAGCGTATCGATCTCCTTGGCGAGATTGCCAAGTTTGATTCCGCGCAGCTTCTCCACCTCTTCGCCGAGCTGGGGAAAATTCTCTTTCAGCTTGTCGATTTCGGCATTGATCTCCTTGGCCTTGACGATATCCGGATCCAGCCCAAGCAGGTCACCCTCGAATTTCGCGGTGTCGATCATTTCCTGAACGGCCGTCTTCGCCCGCTCCATTTCGATGGCGAGCTTCGAATTTTCCAGCTGGTTGAACGCGGCCTGAAGGTCGGGAGAAGACGCCAGGACTTCCTTGTTCGCTTCCGCAAGCGCCGACATTTCTTTTGATATGCCAATGATCGTCTGCGTGAACTCCCCCTCGCCGACAGCCATCTTGTCAAAGCTGATTTGGCTGATCTCACCGTTGATGTCCTCGACCATCTGCTTGATCTCGAGGCTCCGCGACGCTCTGAAATTGGCCAGCCCAAGCGCGTCTATCTGTGCGATCAAAGCGCTGATCGTAGAGTCTTCGCCCAACGCCTGGTATTTCGCTCTCAACTCGTCCGTGGAATGCCCGATCTCGGCAAGCGCGGTATCGACCTCACCAAGGCCGATGATCTGCTGTTCGAACCTCAGGTCCGCAATCTGGGCTTTCAGGTCCGAAATAGCGTTTATCGCTTCTTTCGATATCACCGGGGCCGTCGACTTTGCCTTCGGCGTAACGTCGACGGTCTCCACCGGGATCCTGATCGTCTTTGGGTTTCGTTGCGGGCCGTTGAGGCGTTCTTTTTCCGCTTCCGCAATCTCGTCATACATCGATTGCAGATCGGATTTCGCGGTCTTAAGCCGCGCCTGTAGCTCGTCGACCTGAGCGTCGAGTCCTGAGCCGAATAAGTTGACGGAAGGGTCTGTAAGTTTTGAAAGCTCCGTTTCCAGTGCTGCTATTTCTGCTTTCTTCTTGCTGATCGCAGGGGATTTTTCGAACTCGTCAAGAAGATTTTGCAGCTCAGCCCCGCTCGAATTCGCCAGTTGGCTGATATGCATGTATCCTTCTGAGATCAGGCCGAGCGACGCACCGATCCGCTCAGCCGTTCTCGCAAGCGCCATCCCGGCAAGTGCTCCGGTCGGACCGTAAAGCAGAAATCCGACAAGTCCGACCTTGTAGATGGCCGGGTCCATGTTGACAAGATCCCACACCTTCCGACAGGCGGACCAGAATTTGTCTACATATCCGGGAAGATCATTCCTGATGAAGGCGGCCGTCCTGTTGGCCCACTCCGCGATATGCGTTCCGAGCTTCTGTGCCCACGTAGCGATCTGCCCGCTTGCTTCCAGCCGGTCGAGGTAGTCGAGCAGACCGCGCAAATTGCTCTTGATGGCGTCGAACGCCCCGCCGGAATCCATCACATGGTTCCGGAACAAAAACCACCGGTCGGCCATCATCGAGATCATGCCGTCCCACGTGCCGGAAAGCTTTTCAGCTGTTCCGGCAAACTTGCTGGCCGGATCCTCAAACGCGGCGATCAGCATCCGCTTGGTCTCTTCGGCGGAGTATGAAACACCGGCCTGGAACCCAAGCATGGCGAGTACGCCCTTCTCCCGGAAAAGATCAGCGGCTCCAGCTCCGGCCGAATACATCCGGATGATCTGTCCGGATGTTTCCTCAATTGAAAGCCTCGATACGGCTGCAAGGTCGCCGATCATCGGCATCCACTTCTGAATTTCGGCAACACCGCCTTCCATCACCCCCGAAAGGGCGACGGCGCTGTCCATGATCTCCTCGTACTCGGCAGGGACCCTCGCGGCATACTTCGTCATCTCGTCAAAGAGCCTCGCCGCTTGTTGTTGAGACCCCAGCGTTTGTTCGAGCGTGATCCGGTACCGCTCGGAAGCGTTCGCCGCATCGACAAAGGTTTTGCCGAAATCGCCTACCTTTTCGATCGCCGAAAACCCCTTGCCGACAAGCTCAAGGGCTTGGTTCAGCCCGACGGCAAGAGCACCCATCTGCCGAAATCCTGACTGGACGCGGTTGACCCCACGGTCGAACCCGCCGGTCAAAAGTGTTATTTGCGCTACGAGGCTGCCTATATCCATTTATTTATTTCCCACCATCATCGCTTTGAGCCGTTCAACACCGGCCCTGTCAAATCCGCTCCCGGAATATTCGATCTCTACGATCCGACCAACGTCAGCCTGCATCCGCTCGACGTATTCGCCGACATGATCGCCCGGGTGCATGGCGTTTTGCATGGCCGCAAACAACCGGAGGTCCTGTTCCGCTTTCAGCCGGTCGATGTTCCGCGCGAGCGCCCAGAAAGTATAGATCGGAAGCCGCATGATCTCGCCGTACTGCATCCCGTAAAAGTGCAGTACGGCGGAGATGAAGTACCCGAAATCAACGCTCGTTACTTTTTTTCTTCCCCCTGGGCCTCACCTCCCGGCAGGGTTGGGTCAATACCCTGGCATACGGCAAGCAGGCAGTAAAGATCCGCGAAGGTGCAGCCGAAAAGCACATCATGCGGAATATCGGTCAGCTTCATCAACAAATTGATCGTCATCTCAATCTGGCCTTTCGTATCATCAGTATCTTTGATCGTCTTGAGGACATTCCCGTGGTCGAGATACATCTGTACAGTGAAGCCATTGACGGTGTACTCTTTTCCGTACAGCACCACCTTTGTTTTCGGGCGGAACTCATCAATATTTATAATTTTCATATTATCCTTTCAGTTATCAAGCCCCGGTCGCGGTCGTGTCACCGAACGTCACCCATCCGTTTTCGCCGACGTATGCCTTGAACGTAACCTCGTAAACCCTCAGGTTTTCTTTCTCGAACGAAAAGTTGAAGTTCGGCACCGGCCCGGCATGATGAACGGTCACCTTGTCGTTGTCACCACCGCCGACTGGCGTCAGGATCAGTTCTCCGGCTGTCGCTTGCAACTGTGCGCCAGCCGCTCCGGAGAGCACCATCTTTTTCTTTGTGCCGTCCGTAACGATCGTCGCACCCGGTAATAGTGTTGCCATCCGATCGAGATCGTGTTCCGCCATCGGAACTATGACTTGAAAATTTTGTTTGGTAATGAGTTCGTCAATCGGGGCGTCTTCCTGGTCCACCTCTTTCGCCACGGTTTCGGTCGAGTACTCGCACTTTACATAGCCTTTCGTATACCCGAGATCGGCGCCCTTAAAAGAGACGTTGCAAACCCCCATTCTAGTTTTTGTCGCATCACCCATGATTGAATTCCTTTAATTTTGTCGGTAATAAGAAATCAGAAAATTGCTGCTGAAAAAATGACTATCATCAGCGCCGAAGATCAGCACAGGCCCATTGATTACAGCAACACCATCAACCCTGTACTGTCTGGAGTCTCCGTTCTCGTCCGTTACGATCGTCGTTCCCTCACACCCCTCGATTTTTTCGATGATCGCTTCGGAAAGTGCCTCTCCTGCCTCGACGGGATATCCGGCGACCAATACCTGCACGGTAGAGTATCGAAGCTCAGGAATGGTATCGGTAACACGTCGCGCCCCTGTCTGTTTGATGACGACGCACATGGCCTCGCTTCCCCGTTCGGCGAAAATCAGCGCGGATCCACCGGCTGCGGTGGAAATTGCCGGATCGGCGCGGGCAATATCAAGAATCGCCTTTGATATCACGTCAGCATCTCCTTCAGTTTTTTTGAGATATAAGTTCTGAATGCCTTCTCGTTTTCGTTCAGCGCCCGTTCCAAAAACTTCGGGCCGACCTCCTCGTCCTGCACCGCATTTTTTCGTTGAGAGTGCTCGCCGAGATTGTAATCCCCCTCGTGCATGTAAAGCGCGTAATCGGATGCCGGGCTGTTTGCCGGGATGAACACCCTGCCGACGATATCTTTTAGGATAAACGTCTTTTCGACCGTCTTCTCGTGCGACTTCTCGAGCATCCCCTCATCAATCGGCGCTCTCTTCACGGACTCTTCCAACAGCTTGTCGGTGACGACATCGACGATTCCGACGCACTCTTCAACGATGTCTTCGTGCGCGGCCTCGAGCTTTGCAATCATCTTCTTGATCTCGCGCTCGAGTTCTTCGTTGTTGACCTTGATTTCGGCCATTACACTTGCCTCAGTTCGATCTCGTAATGGACCGGTTTGGAGCTGAAATTTCTCACCTTGGATATGCTTATAGGCGCATATTCGCGCCCATCCGCGACGAATAGGGTAAGCTTTTGAGTGAAGATGCCGACATACGGATCATAAATCTTCGCCGGAACGATGATCTTCATGTCGTATCCGGGATAGCTCGCTTCCGCGCCAGTAACGACCGATCTCCGGTCATCAATGATCCTGCACCGAAGGCTCACTTCATCAACGAAAACCGGCTCGCTATACTCGTTATACGATGTTGGCAGCTTCGCCGTGATCCTGTCGGAATACTGCATCAGTCGTTCACCTCCGCGAACACGTCATCGATTTCCTTGTTGTAGGCAAGCAGGCGGTGGGTACACCTTGGGTGAAAGATCTCCTTTGTCGCTTTGACCTCGGAAAGGGTTGGATACCCCTGCGTAGCTCCGGTAAGCGAAATTATCTTGCCTTCCCACCGGCTGCATGCGTCCGTAGCGCCGCTTCGGCTGATCTTCGCAAGGTCCTTGCCTTCGTTCACCAGTGTGTTTACGTATGCTTCATTTAGCGTCGTCGCCATCACCGTTCTCGTCAGCATGTCGAAATAACGGCGAGAGTCCCACGGCCTGCCGGCACGATCGACAAACTGAAACTCCGGATCGTTTTGCTCGATCTGCGCCTTTAAAAGCCGGTACGCTTTCCTTCGTGACAACCCCTCGACGGCAGCCCTCCTGGAGATCATGGCCGTCTCTTGACGGAGCATCGCTTTCATATCCTCAGCCATCTTGTCCGTTTGACCGGCGACGTGTAAAAATGCATCCTTAAACGTCTGCTCGGCATACTGGCTGTTAAACTTGGCGTGCCACGCCTTCGGATTTGTGATTTCACCGCCAATCAGCTCGATATCCCTGATGGCCGAAGCGCTCGCGTAGGCGGTCGCCTGCCGAATCGCTTTTCGGAAATACTCTCCCGCCGCATTCCGCATCCGGTCAAGCTCCGCGCCGATCTGTTTCAAGAGTTCCGTTTTTTTGGCGTAATCGGCATAGTTGACACCACGCTTCGCCGTCGCGATCGCGCGGAAAATCCGGTTGTAAGCGCCATCATAAATCTCCGCCATCTGCCTTGCGGCGTCTTCCGTAAGCTCTTTGGCCACAGTATCCCTACCAGCGTAGCGGTTCTTGAAGTCGGTGAATGCGTTCTTGGGCACACTATCCCCTTCCTACCGAGAACGTCAGATCGAGCCAATACCGCAACAGCTTGATCGCTCCCGGGCTGTATCGCTTGAATGGATTGTACCCGGTAACCGACCTGCTCATTCCGGAAAGCCCTTCGGATCTTACCCCGAGAATGCCCGCCGATTGCGCTTCCTTGATGCTGTCGGCGTTCTCCATCAGATAGAGCGCCTGAAGCACGGTTGCCTCTTTGACGTCATCGAAATCCGGGTCGGTCATCCCGTCAAGCGGGAAGCAAAGAGATTGAGTTTCGGTTTCAGGGCCGACCTCAAGGTTCAACTCGTCGATCATTCTGGTGGCCGAGATCAGCAGCCGCGCTTTGTCGTCCTCCGTAATCTCTCCCCATCCGTCAGACCCGTAAACCTGATCGAGCAATGCGTCGGCGAACGATATGTCACAATAACTGTTCGCATTGGCGGCGCCTTTATTGGAGACGATGACGGGCATTACTTCTTATCCTCCTTTTTTTTAGTCTCTGCCTTCTTTGCGGTGGCTTTTTCAGCCTCGATTCGTTCATACTCGGCTTTTCTTTTCGCGTGTTCCGTCGCTTCTTTTGCGGCAGCCTCGCGGCGCGCGCGGTTGAATCCGGCAAGTCCCATGCATCCTCCCGTAAGTGGGGGCGGTTGCCCCCACGGTATGATTATCCGTTGGTGACCAGTTGCACGATCCTCACGTTCTTTTTGCTGTAAACCCGGTCCCAGTTCACGGCGAGTTCACACTGAGCATTCGTAGGGGCAACACCAGTAACGGTGGTCTCCGTCCACTTCACTCCGCGAGGATGCAGGATAAAATGACGGCGGTTGACGAGGATGTCAGACCCGGCGAGGGAGTCCCGATCGGTTTCCGTCGGAACCGGCGCTGCTCCTTCACCCCTGGCAACCGCACCTTGGCCGAATAGGTACGACGTGTACTTGAACCCGTTGGTGGACCCGGCTACGACCGGGCAAGAGTCGTCAACGATGATGCGCTTGCCGTCAAACGTCGGCGCCATTCCTTCGCGAGTGAATCCGTTTTCAGCCCTTGCAGTGCCGATGGCGATCCAGTCGATCAGGTTCAGCAACCTCAGCCTGGTGTACGGTACGCTGTGCATACAGATTGCGGTAAGGCCGCCTGCGGCATCCCCCAGCTTCGCGGAGGCGTTGATGATTGCCTCACCGCCCATTTTATTGGCGTCCGTCGCGCTGTTTCCAGCTTCGATGGCAATGTTGGAAATCAAATCCCCGGAGTCGTTTGCAAGGTTGTCGGCAAACACCCCTTTGAGCGAAGAGATTAACAGATCCTGCTCCCTATGGACCCAATACGCGGCAACCATCGTCGCAATAGCCTCCATTGGGTCATCGCCAGACAAAGCTTTGGCAAGGTCGTTCACGCCCCAAGCGTTTCCCCTCGTGTGGAGCCTGGCGACATCTTGCCCGGACGCGACGTTGTTAACCGTGAGTGATGCGGAGTCAGACAGCACCTGGTCTGCTCCGGTTAATTCCTTGAAAAACGGAACATTGATCAGCTTCCCGCCGGCGGTTGCCAGTGTGTCGAAAAGGGGATCTGTTTCGACAATCCCGGACTGGACCAGGTTGGACATCTCCGTCGTCTTTTCGATGACATAGGGATTAAATACACTCGGAACAATAATATTGGCAATTTTGGTTTCAGCCATGCTGGGCTATTCCTTTCATTATTTGCCCGCCTCGGCCCTAAGCCTTGCGGCGAGCGTTGGATCTTGCGTATAGATCTGACCCTGCCGGGTCAGATTGAACGTCTCTTTTTTCCACGGGTTGGCGATTCTCTCGCCATTGAACATTTCGGTTCTCGACCCGGCGCCCGGCCTGGCCCCTTCGAACAGATGCGCATACTCTCTTGCGCTTTTCATTTCATCGATCAGCTGCGCGGTCGTCATCGGCTTTCCGGTCTTCATGTCGATCCGCCTCTCTCCGTCGGGATCGGTGACCACGGTCGTCCTGCGGCCGTTGTCGTCCGTTTCGACCTTGCAATATTTCTTGGCCACCATCTCCACCAGCTCAGGGTTGATGGCCTTGGCTGTCGCCGCAGCCAAGGAAATTTCATGTCCGAGAATCACACCGGCCATTTCGGCCTCGATGTTCGCGGTTTTCTGCTCCATTTCCGCTATAATCTTGTCTTTTGCGGCGATGGCGGCGGCGTGCTGTGTTGATAGCTTCTCGCGAAGTTTTTCCCACTCGCCTTTCCGCTCTAGGTTCTTTTCCTCGATCTTTTCCGCGGCACTCTTCATCTCGGCGATCTCCTCCGGGGACATCCCAGCGTACTTTGCAAGCCTTTCCTCAAGCTCTTTAGCCCTGGTGCGGTACTTTGCATTCTGCTTGCGCAAGTCCTTCACCACGGCTTCAGGGTACGCTTTTTCGTCCGCATCGGCCATCGCTTCAAGCGATTCCAGCCGGTCATTCTCATCTTCGGATCTGTCGTTCTTGCCCTTCAGGGCCTCGAGTTCTTTTTTTTGCGCATCTGTCAGCATGTTTTTGCTCTCCGGTTTTAAAATGGGCCGATCCAGCCGGCCGGTTATTGTTTGTCGAACGGAAAGACGGTCTGACTCGCGTCCGGCGCGTCATCTTGCCGTTCTATTTCTTCAAATATTTTCATCATCGTCTCCGGCGTCGCTTTCGGCAGCGCCTTCATTGCGACGGCCTTTTCAACCTCTGCCGTAAAGGTCCTTGAAATGCCAAGCGACGCCATGCTTTCAGCGATCGAAATTTCGTCTATCAGGCTCCGGACGTCAAATTCGTCGGGATAATCGATCACGACGTCGCATTGAATATCGCCGCACCAGGCTTTCACAATCTCAATAATCTGTTTCTCAGCATGCTCGAGATTGTCGGCCTTCGTGGCAAGGACAGCGTTCATTTTATCGAAATCGTATGCCTTTGACACGCCGCTTTGCGCGGTCGTTTCCGTTGCTACCTCTGCCTGCATTCCTACCTTTGCATAAAGCTGCTTGATCTGTTTGAGCGTCATGTCGAGGATAAACTGGGCCTGGCTGGCGTCCGGGCTGATAAAACTCGGCGGTTGCTGTGCCATCGCGGAATAGAGCAGCACTCTGTTGGTGGCCAGCACCATGAATTTATCGCGCAATGTCTTATCTTCGATGATTTCCGGCGGAAGACCCTCGATCGGAAAAATCAGCTGGCTGAACGTCTGCCCGCAAACGATCGCATCAAGCCTTGACCAGTTATTGAAGATTGCCCGGTCAATATAAGCAATATCGCTGATCGTGCTCTTTCCGGAGTAAGCGTCAGCGGCGTCGGCATCGACGACAACGACAGGAGGGGCTTTCAATCCGGTAACTCCCCTGGAGATCTCATCCCCGGAATCGTCGTACAAAATCCACTCTCCGCCGAACCAAAGTCGATATTTTGATGACAAGGCGTCTCCGGCCGTAAACGGATCGTCGTCGTCGCGGTAGGTTTCGCGCACGACACACCACTTAACCTTTCCGTCATCCGAAAAGGCTATATCGATCATGTCTTGCGGCATCACGCGATAAAGATACGGCGCGGTTCTTGGGTCTATGTTATCCCTGTTCGTCCCGGAAGCCTGTTCGCCCGGCAATGCCTTTCGATCGACAAAAACATATATCCGGCCGGCAACCATAGCCCACTGCGAGGCGTCTTTCATGAATTTTCGAATGTGTTTCCCAGTGCCATCGACGTTTTCGGTCCAATCCGAGATCATGAGCGCGCTTATTTTTCGGGTAGCGTCCTCCTTGAAAAGATACGAGTTCATGAGGTTAACGACGCGCTCCGAATGATTCTCGCGGTACGCTCTTTCAAGTCGGCCCTGAAACTCTTTTTCTCCTTCGACAAAGAATTTAAAAAGATTCTTTCGCAGGTACTCACTCCCACCGGAATACGACTGTCTGAAAAGCTCCCATTCAGGCAGAAGCTCGCCGTACCTCGGATGCCGCCTCGAAATGATTTTTTTGCCATGGCTCATTCCCCAATCACCTCGATCCTGAACCCCTTTACCGGCCCTGGATACTTGATGATTACGGGCGCGGGAGCGATCGGGGCTTCGAGGATATTGCTGTTCCCGCTCTCTACAGCACCGTAAACCGCTCGGGCGACGAACCGGTATAGCTTCCCGGCTTCGAGTCCGTCAATCCGGCAAAAATTTTCAACGCCCTCCCAGGCCGGTGCTGAATAATCGAACTCCGCGCCGGCGGCGGCGACGAAAATCCTGTATTTATCCTGCAGCCCCTCGTCCGGCGGGTCCCATGTCAGACTCACGGACGCCGCGTTTGCGGATCCGGCGAAGACCAACAGCGCTATTAGCATTATGATTTTTTTCATGCTACGATTCTCCCGGCCCCCTGCATTATTGTCCCATCTTCCGTCGGAACGAAATATTCCGGCCAGTCAAGGGGGTTCAACACCACTTCCGTCCGCGTCTCGTCCGTTTCCGGGTCGGTGATTTCGAGGGTCTCTTCGACCATCACGTCCGGCCGCCAGTCGCAAACGAACACCGGATCTTCAAGATATTCCGGAAGAAGCGCCATCTGCGCGTCCGACAACAGGGCCGTAACGATCACGTGCCCCCGGTCGTCAATCAGCGCGGGCGTGTTGCACCGCCCGATTCTGGCCTCGACTGGAAGAGGATTGCCTTCTTCATCCACCGGTGGACGTGTCTCGATGCCAAGTTGGGTGAGTTTGAAAATTAGAAGCTCCGTGTCTGTCGATCTCAA